AAGACGGTTTGCTGTCTCTTCAAACCCAAACCATGCCAACAGGTTCTGATTGTTGGTGTCCCTTGCGAAGGGATCGGATGCATCCCACTTGTCTCCAAACAATTCAGCAGGGGATTTGATCCCGCAATCGTCCATCAGTTCGGCTAGCATAGAGTCAATTTCATTCTGATTCTCTTCGTAGAATTTCACGGTGTCGGAGTAATAAATCAAGCTGCCGACCATGCCAGACTGACAACCATACTGGGTCAACTCTTCCAATGCTTCCTGTATAGTACCCTCACCATCATTGTGTTCTTCTGCCCATTCCAAAACCTTATTCTTCAACATTTCAAACCTCCGTTTTATTTTTAGTGTACAATTCCCAGGCTCATAAAGTCGAGTGACTTTTATCCTATCCTAGGGTGACATTTATCCTGCTGCTGCCAGCCCTGCCAATGACAGGACTATGAACAAACCAACCACCAACCCACCGATTACAATTACTGCTATCATCATGCCTCCAATGCCCTGACCATTACCTTCTTATCCCAAAACGCACCATGAACAAGGGATATGCTCCCGCTTACCTTATCCACCCTCAAAACATTCTCACGAATGAACACTTTATAAATGTGTCGCGCTTCTTGTTCTGTGAAGTGAAATTGATTCATTACCGCATTTATAAATCCGTCTCTACTATTCATCCCTTACCTCCATTTGTTTGTTTGGCCGTGACCGCTGCCACCCCCCCCAAGTTAGCAGCAGATCGTTGAATAAACTAATTTTCTGATTCGATTTCTGAAAGCACCGTGACCGCGATTCTGTAATGATCCTCGTAGTCAGGCCCGCAGGCATCAGCCAGCCGATCCCTGATAGTCTCTTCGTCAATTTCAAAACGGCAGGAGAGGTCAACAATCTTTTGTTGTATCTCTTCCCACTGCATAGCGTATTCTTGCCACCATTCGACGGTCCATTGATCAGCTACAAATACCCCGGCATCGTTGTCATAATCAAATTGGTCATCAGCGAAACCGCCAGAGTTTCCGATCAGGTCTGGCATCCAATCAACCCCAGTGCGCGGATCAATACACTGCAAACTAACAACCTCGCCCGTTTCCTTAATCCTTACTTCCATTGCATCCCTCTTTCCCCGCGTGTACCATGCGCGGCCCGGATAATAAATCTGTTATATAACGTTTGGATAAACTTGTCTACACTTCAGGTCGTTCAGATTTTCAATTGTTGCCAGGTCTGATTTGTTTATCTCCATTACTCGCAAGGTATGATTCTTGTAGGTGTGCTTTCCTTGCATATACTTACAATATTCAATTGTCATTGTCTTGTCTTCGCTTGTTGTGCTTGACAATCTGCCACCCAACCAATGGCCGCTCGCATCGCTCCAAATTGCGTATAACATGTCAACCCTCCTAAAACAACACACCTAATTTTGAAAGCACCGGCAGCAATTCACCGATTACCCACAGCAGAAACACACCGCCGATAAACAGGCCAATCAATCCCAGCAAAAACTCAGTTAGTGATGTCATTATTTCACCTCGTTAATAATCTTGCGCAATGCGGTATCAATATGATCATCTGTGTAACCAAGCGTCCCATAATAAAAATGGTTATGGTTCCCGTTCACCTTATGATATAAAGCCCATCTCAACCCAACCGATTCCTTGTTATCTAATACCGCTTGTTTCCAGTCAGGGTTAGAGTCAAGCACTGTCTTTATATCTGCGCTCAATTTATCGTAATGCTCTTTTTGGTATCTCATTCCCTTTCCCTTTCTGTTATTTTCTTTCCTGATTACATAGTAGTACATCTCACACCGTTTGGGTTAACTTTGGTTACTTTTGTTTCAAAATGAAACGACAAATGTCATATATAATAGAGACATGACTGATCAAGACATGTATATTGAGACTGACAAAGTCCACACTTGCGCAAATGGTGCAAAATATCCCATTGTTATATATGAGGGCCGCGATTGTTACATACTGGCAAATGGCACGCTCAAATCTTGCGATAATGGTCATATTGTTACCAGTCGCTTTGTCACCACCAAACTTACACCTGAGACCGCCAGAGCCGCACGGGCCAATCGCTATAAACGAACGCAGGAAGCTATTCAAGAAGGAATTGCCAAAAAGTACGCAGATAGTGTCAAATTGACACTAAGTGACTTGTCCTTAAGCGCTCGCCAAAGCGCAGCTTACGAGGCAGTCGCGGCGATGGCCGGGAATTTATACCAAATTGCGGCAACTGGGGACAAACTTCAGAGCGTAAAAGCGTTTGAAACCTTGCTAAAAACTGGCGACTTTGTGCCTTCAACTGGTAAAAATGCTGGCAGCACTACAAACATCGCTATAAACAATCTCACGATGCAGCAAATCACACAGATTCAGGATGATCTGGGGGCCTTGCAAGACGTAGAAGATGATGATTAATGGTGTTATGTTGGAGTTAATAAACATTATCAACAACATGTAAACGTTTAACGTGGGGGATTGATGGCTCTTTGGCTTATCCCGGTTGATTTTATATGTACCGCAAACAAACGCCAGCCCAAACGTCGGCAGCCGCGCGCGCGAGCCACAGAAATAAAACAAAACATAGAAAAGCAGGGGGAGGGGAGGGGGGACGTTGGTGATGAGTGTGTGTGTTGTGTCTTGGGTACCCTTGCGCGCAAAAATATAATGGTGTATTATAGCGGTAACTTAAGATAACACGGAGAAAAGGGAAATGGGATACGCGGTAAGGAAAATAAGCAGAGGGATGTGTGAAGATTTCGTACTAAGGATACATTATGCGCACAGATGGCCTTCGATAAGTTATGCGTATGGGCTGTTTATAGAGGGGGCTGATAAGAGTAGGTTGTTTCCGGTTGATTTGTTGGTTGGAGTTGTGACGTATGGCGAGCCTGCAAGTCCGCCGTTGTGTATTGGGGTATGCGGTGAGGAGTATAAAGATAGTGTGTTGGAGTTGAACAGATTGGTGTTGTTGAACAATGGCAAGAATGAGGCGTCGAGATTGGTTGGTGCGAGTCTGAGGTTGCTAAAAGAAGAAGGAAATTTTGTGGTGGTGTCTTTTGCGGATACTGGGATGACACATTTTGGATACGTATATCAGGCGACGAACTTTTTATACACTGGGCCAACAAAAGAGAGAACGGATAAATACACGGAAAACGGGAAGCACTCGCGGCATTATAAGAAGGACAAGGATCATTTGAGAAAGGTAAGGACATCAAAACACAGATATATTTACTTTGTTGGCGACAAAAGATACAAGAAAGCCGCAAGAGCGAATTTGAGGTATGGAGTTGAAGAGTACCCAAAGGGAGATACAGACAGGTACAGCGTTGGGGATGGTATAGTCACAAAGATAATAAACACAAGCACTGGCGAAGAATATTTTGAATAACCGCAGATAAAAGAATATGTGCTACTATAACGACAACTATATGATACAATATAAAATAAAGGGAAAGAGAGGTGTGAGATGGCAGAATATAGAATAGGTGTAGATGAAGGGGAAAAAGAAGGGGATTGGTCGGCGATGTGTGTGGTGAAGAAAAAAGAAAACGGATTGATGGAAGTGGTAGAGTTGTATGTAACGCAAGATGTTGAAGAATTTGAGAGAGTGGTTGAGGCTACGAAAGAGAAGTACGGTGTAGAAGTGACGTTTTGAGAAAGCGAGGGAAAGGGAATGAAATCAATTATCTTGCGTACTGAGGAAGCCCGGCGATTGCAAGAGGCCGGGAAGGTGCAGATCAGGAGGGTGGTGAAGCCACAGCCACCGCTTTCAGAGTGGGGAATTACTAAACCGTGGAAAACCTCTTCCTTCGCGGTTGGTAAACCGCTTGGAAATGATCACAGAGAGTACAAATGCCCCTACCAACCCGGCGATGTGCTGTGGGTGAGGGAGACGTGGGCAAAAGTGTATGTTCCTGATGGAACCACGGCAAACAAGGATGTTGTTGTTTATAGAGCCGATAATCCGCAAGGTCTTCTAAAGCCAAATAAATGGCGTCCATCCATCAACATGCCCCGCTGGGCATCCCGCGCCGATGTAGTCGTGAAAGATGTGCGGGTGGAGCAAGATACAGAATGGGTGTGGGTGATTGAACTGGAGAGGGAATGAGTTTTCAAGAGCGGTCGTTTCTATGTTTCTGCGTATTGGGGCTATTCTTGTTAGCGATGGTAGTGTGTGTGGTATTGGGGTGGTGTTGATATGACAGTAGAACTGATACAAGGGGATTGTCTGGAGGTAATGAAAAACATGGAGGCGGGGAGTATTGACCTTACTGTGACAAGTCCGCCTTATGACAATTTGCGAGATTACAACGGGTACGTGTTTGACTTTGAGGGAATAGCGCAGCAGCTATACCGGGTGACGAAGCCCGGCGGCGTTGTGGTGTGGGTGGTTGGAGATGCAACGGTGAACGGAAGTGAGACTGGTACGAGTTTCAAGCAGGCGTTGTACTTCAAAGAGATTGGGTTTAATTTGCATGACACGATGATATACACAAAGAATGGTTCGTCTTATCCAAGTAAAAATAAGTATTACCAAATATTTGAGTTTATGTTTGTTTTATCGAAAGACAAACCAAAAACGATTAATTTGATAAAGGATAGAAAAAATATATGGCATGGGCAAAAGTGGGGAAAAACAAGATCAAGACGAACGCAAGACGGGGAGCTAAAACATCAATCTTGGTACAAAGAAGAGGGGAATAAATTCGGAGTTCGTTTCAATGTATGGAAATATAACGTTGGGGCTGGATATACAGCAGAAGAAGATTATGTTTACAGTCACCCCGCTGTTTTCCCCGAAGCCCTTGCCCGTGACCACATCCTATCATGGAGCAATCCCGGTGATATGGTCCTTGATCCGATGTGTGGAAGTGGGACGACTGGCAAAATGGCGGTAAAGCTGGAACGGAATTTTATTGGCATTGAAATATCGGCTGAGTACCTTGACATTGCCCAGCGCCGGATCAAAGAAGCGCAGATGCAGCCGAGGTTGATATGATCCAGCTACTGTTTGAGGCCGAGCGATGCTAGAAAGAGCGCCTGCTGGAGCGGGCGGGGAGGTGGTGAAATGAAAAAACGAGTGGATCGTCTGGCGGACTTACCCGCCGGAGCATGGCGTGTATCGAACGAAGAGCCTGAGAAATTGGCGGAGAGGCATCCTGACAGGGATATAGTGTATTACGAGGGATTGCCTGTGAAGAACGGAAAGAGCTGGTACGTGTGCGCGATAATTGGAAAGGAGAAAAATGCTAAGTAAAAAAGAAGGCTGCATGTGCGCGGTGGTAATCGCCGTGGCGATTGTTGCGCTGGTACTGTGCATCAAATATGCCGGGCTGTTTCTCGATTGTATCCAGTTATTGTAAATTGCTATTTTACAGAAACATGGGTAAAGTGTAAAACGTACTACGATAATACCCTGTTCGAGGTATTATGGTAGCAAGAAAAACACCAGACCATTCAGGATAATTTACATCCGATGTCTATTATTGGGCTAAAAAATATACACATCAGTAGCGACATGTATCATAAAATGCGAAAAAGTGTACACTATTGGTAAGTTAATGATATACTGTGATCAATACACCCGCCAAGCCTCTATCCTTCGGGATATGCTGCAATGTGGCGGGTCTTTGTTTTGTGGTATACTACGATTAATCCGCCAGTCGGAGGGAGATGGTAGGTGTACCATCGAAACTTGCAGGGTTTTGAAGTGGCACGGGGTGGCTCCCCAAGGTCTTTCGGATTTGCCAGCCGAGCGCTCCGGTAAAACAACTCCTGTTAGCCACAGGCTGCGGTATTGACCGCGTAAGACCGAGCGCCTGCAAAACCTTACCGGATAATAACAAACCAAGAGCCGCTCGAAAGAGCGGCTCTTTGCTAATTGCGATTATTATAATTACGATTTTCTTATTTGACAAAACTCATGTTTTGATGTAAGCTAAAGATTACAGGAGGTGGACGATGGATGATGATTTGTTGAACAGGATTACTTATCTTCTTGCGTTACTTGTATTCACGGTATTTTGTGGGGTTTGTTGTTGGGGGACGTATCTTATGTCTGTGAGGTTGGGATGGTAAAAAGGCATGTAAAAGACGCAGAATTGAGGGCAGGGGACAAAGTTCGATATGGCCCAAAAAACGCGCCAGAACGCCAGAAAATAGGCTATATACACGGTTTTACAGCCTATCGTGATGAGCCAGCCTATGTTGTACAGGAGTTATTGACAGGCGAACTGGACTGGCCGATATTTGTTGGAGAGATATGGAAGGAGGAATGATGAATAACGAACTACGAGTAGCGGTACTAAAAGCGATGGGGTGGCGGTTTTGGGGAGAATCGCTCGAATCGGATGATGGCGATCATTGGTGGAGTTGTTTCGGTCCAAATGGCGAGAGGCGCGAAGTAGCATCATTTGCAGAAAACGAAAACGAGCTTCTCCACTGTGCAGGTAATGATATTTTGTTTCCCGACCCGACCACCAACAAAGCCGAGGCGCTGGAATTGTTGGAGAGCGTGGGGCTTCCGTGGAACATCGGGCTTGATGGAGAGGGAGGCAATGCCTTGATAAGCAACATGACAGACGATGGACATTTAATGTGGAGCGACACACAGCAAGAAATATTAGTAGACGGCCCGTTCTGCGAGGCCTCGTGCCGGGCTTTCTTGCGGTGGAAAGAAATAAAAAGCGAATAGGACAAACATTGTATAATTGAGGGTGGAGGCAAAATGCGTAGAACAGTGTTGGTGATCCTTTCGGACACCCATGCCGGTCACAGGCTGGCATTGATGAACCCGGAAACATTATTGTGGGAGGAAGATCAGAATGGCGAGCTCGTACCCTACCATCCAGAGCAAACCGAATCCCAAAAGTACCTGTGGAATCTTTATCTTCAGAACATTGAAGACGTCAAGAAACTGGCAGGGAAAGATGAAATCCTCGTAATCCATAATGGCGATGAGTGCCAGGGAAATAAGTATAAGCAGCAGTTAGTAAGCACCCGGGACGGTGATCAGATAGAAATAGCTGAAATGAATATGATGCCGTGGTACTTCAAGAACGTGAAGCATATCCGATTCTCCGCTTCTACATCGGCACATAACTTTGGCGAGAACACTTCAACCCTGAACGTGATAGCCCGGTTGCAACGAAGATACCCGAAAGTGGATACGCAATTAGCCCGACACGGGCTTTTGCATTTTAATGGGATAAGCATTGACTATGCCCATCATGGTCCTTATCCCGGAAGCAGGTCATGGCTTAAGGGTAATGTTGCCACATATTATCTTAAAGACCTGATGATGAAAGAGATCATGCGTGGAAATAGACCGCCAGATATTGTGGCAAGAGCGCACTACCATGAAGGTGTATTCGTTCATCTTGAAGTTAGAGAGTATGAAAGCAGACTGATTATCACCCCATCTTACAGTATGCTTGGAGATTATGGACAGCAGGCAACCAGAAGTATCAGCACCCTCGAACATGGCCTGTTCGCATTTGAACTTGTGGATGGAAAGATTGTGGACAAGTATTTGTTTTCTGAAAAGATAGACATACGCAGGGAGGAAACCTTGTGAGCATTTTGGAAGAGATACTTCAGGAAATGGAAAAAGAGTTCCGCCTTCCTGAAGACATCACCAGAAGAATGGTGCAGGAAAAGCTAAGCATTGGCAGATACAAAGCTGAGGCGATATTGAAAAAGAAAGTGGAAGAAGGGCGATTGATGGAGTTGAAAGTGTTTGACAGGGACACAGGAAAGTATGTGATGGTTTACAGGGAGGTGACATGATTGAGCTTATCCAGGGTGACTGCCTCGAAGTAATGCGAGGGATGGAGGCGGGGAGCGTGGACGCTATCCTGACAGACCTACCTTATGGCACGACCGCCTGTAAATGGGATGCAATTATCCCGTTTGAACCGATGTGGGAGGTAGTAAAACACGTGCTGAAACCGCGCGGGGTGTTCGTGACCACCGCCAGCCAACCGTTCACAAGCAAGCTGGTAATGAGTAATTTGGAGTGGTTTAAGTATGAGTGGGTGTGGAATAAAATTGCCCCAGTTGATTTTTTAAATGTCAATAGGAGGCCAATGAGAGTGCACGAGAGTGTAATTGTTTTTTCAGAATCACAAGGAACATACAACCCACAAAAAAGCGGGAAGGGTATGAAAAGGTGGGGAAAATCTTCAAGGGCTTCTGAAAATTATGGCAATTATGGGGACGCAGTGAAAGAGTCTGTTGGTTATCCTCGCGATATCATAAATATTAGAAGATTGCTGGGCGCAATTGATGGTAAAACATATCACCCCACCCAAAAACCCGTTGCGCTTTATGAGTACCTTATCAAAACATACACCAATGAGGGTGATACCGTTCTGGATATGTGCGCTGGAAGTGGCACGACTTTAGTTGCCTGCCATAACACAAACCGCAACGGGATCGGCATCGAACTTGATCCGGGCTACTTCGCTATTGCCCAGAAGCGGATAGCAGACGCCCAAGCGCAGCCGCCGCTTTTGTAGTGTATAATACAGATACCCCTTACACCCTCCCTTTTAGAAGGTGCGCTTGATCCCTATTGACGGCAAGCGCACCTTTGCGTTTGTGGTATACTGTAAACAACAGAGAGGTGACTTATGGTTATTTTAGAAGGAAAAGAGATAGAGCCTGGAAAGGCTATCAAATTATTGCGAACACGAACCGGAATGAGCCAGCAGGAATTGGCGGACAGGGTTGGTTTATCGCGGGTGACTGTCACGAATATTGAAAACATGAAGAAAGATATGCGAGTAGATACATTCGTGAAGCTGCTTCGTGAGTTGGGACATAGGCTTATCATTGAATAAAAAGAAAGTAATAAAGCAATGCAAAAAGTCGTTTGACTTCTGGACGACATGGCTTGGCCTGCGCTGGTGGAGCGTGGATGCTGTTTACTGCGCAGACTGGAAGAGTGTATCAAACGAGTTCGGCGATGAAAATGTTGTTGGAAAGTGTTATGCAAACTGGGAATATCTGAAGGCGACCATCTACATAAACGTGTTGCTTATGCTGGATCAGGAATATAAACAGGAGGAAATAGATCAGGTCGTTCTACACGAGCTTACTCATGTGCTGGTAAACGAGATGAGGGCAGAGGGAATTGAGCATGAAGAAAGAGTTGCGACAACATTGACAAAAGCATTTCTATGGGTAAGAGATAGAGATGATTAGAAAATATACCGACACAGAACGGCCGATTGGGACAAACAGGTGCTATGACTGTGGAATGAAATATGATAATACTGGATGGATCGAGATAGTTGTCCCTGATGATATATGGGAAATAGTCTCTCCAACATATCGAGAAGGCGGAGGCTTGTTATGTGGATCGTGCTTGATCAGAAGGCTTGTGATAGCCGGGATTAAAACTGTTCCGGTAGAAATTTACAATGCGCATGTTGGATTAATTGTAACGAAATTAGAAATCAAGGAGTAACAATGCAAGCGAGACAATGGGTTGAAGAAATCGAGGGCAAAAAAGTAATTATTGACCGCAGAGAAGGCGAGACCGCGATTATCGTTGGTGATCAAGACCTGGTTGGGATCGTGTTCAAAGAGGAAATGACCAAACAGGAAGCCGATGACAGAGCATTGGCGTTTGTGCTTCATCTTCGGGAAGAGACCGCAGAGACCCCCAAGCCTGCTAATATCCCTGAATCCCTGCACCAGATGTGGAAATGGTGGGTGACAAAGATGTTCCAGTATGGGCAATGGGGAAAGGGAAACTGGTATATGTTCCCCGGCAACAGGGTACGCCAATGGCGCAGCAGCACAGAGATACCCTACGAACAGTTGTCGGATGATGAAAAGCGAGTGTATGAAAACTTAGCGAGGGAACTATTTGGGTAAATTCGACCATCTGACAATTGAAGAAAAGAGAGCCAAGAAAGCGGCCCTGCAAATTGTATTAGCGCAGGGGGCAGACACACCAGAGGCTTTCGAGGCTTTTTTCAAAATTGTCTATAATAAAAAACTCTTGCCCCATGCGATGAAGTGGGTAAGACAAATATATAAAGCACATGAGGAAGGAAAGGGAACTGTGGTGGAAGCGTTTCGAGGAAGCGCGAAGACCACAGTTCTCTGCGGTTTTGTGGCATGGCGTATCGGGAAAGAACCCCACAAGTCTAACCTCATTGTTCAGGTTGGGGATGACATTGCAAACAACAACTCGCAGAACGTGGCAGAGATCATCGAACACAACCCGGGATGGAAGCTCATCTTCCCACATGTGGTGCCGGATAAAGACAGGGGATGGGGGGCTGGCGGGTATGAAGTAAAGCGGACAGACATCCCTTACGAACAATGGGTAAGGATCAACGCAGACCGCAAAGACCCTACCTTATTGGGATTGGGATATAAGTCCAGAGCAATCATTGGGAAACGTCCGACAGGCGTATTCCTGATAGATGACATCCATGACGAGAATAACACCTTCAGCCCCAGGGAACTGGCGCATACGCTTAAGATTGTTACAGGAACCATCTTCCCTGCGGAAGCCCCCGGATGCTGGCCGATCTTCATTGGAACCCCGTGGGTGTATGGCGATACAATAGATTATGTAAAGAAAACCGGAGAGTATGAAAGCATCAAGACCCCATTGTTTACAGAAACCTTGAAGATGCCCGATCCGTTTTCTGTTACAGTAGAACAAATAAGAAATATCGTTGGTGATAAATGCGTGTGGCAGGAGCGGTTCACCCCGCAGGAGATCAAGTCAAGGCTCAGGAAATCCGGCAGCACAGAGTTTTCGAGGATGTACCAATTGGACCTTGAAGCGACAACCGGGCAGGTGTTGAAAAGAGAATGGTTACACTTCTACCCCCATGAGAACATACACCCATCATGGCCGGTAGTGTTGGGCGTTGACTACGCTTCCAGCGTGGATGAGAATACAAACCTTGATAAAGCGGACTACTCCGTATTCTGCATCGCAAGGAAAATGCCGGAAGGTGGGCTGGTAATCTGTGATGGGATCAGGAAGAAAGTAAGCCAGGCTGAAGCGGAAGAGACCGTGAAGGAACTCGCCAAAGATTATCCTACCTTATGGAAAATAGCAGTTGAGAGCATTGGTACAGGGAAAGAATTGTATAATCTTTTATTAAGGAACTCTGGCTTACCGATCCGGCCCATCCCGATTACACATGGGAGAAGAGGAAAGATGGAGCGGTTCCAAAGAATGCTTGCGCCTCAGCTTCAGAATGGTTCAATATGGATTTCTGATGATCCGAACAATGAATTTATCAAAGCGTTTGTAGATGAATGGATACACTTTCCAGAACCATTATTCCACGATGATACCATAGACGGCGTATATATGTGTGCCGCTGCCGCAAAGGGTGCGTTGATACCCCGCAGAGAAGCCGAAGGGGAGCAATTAGTGTACAATAAAAAGAAAGCAACCAACTGGTATAAACTATTAGGACGATAATATGTCAAAGCTGAAAGACTATCAGGATCGAGCCGTTGACCTCATGGAAATCAACCAGAACAGAAATGTTATGTTTGATCAGATGGACAACTATTGGCAGAATAAATGGCAGTGGCCGAAGGGGAAGAAACCGGATTGGGTGCATACCATCACCAGTTCCGACCCGCATGACGCCATCCTTTCCGGCACAAGAATACTCAGCAACGTTGATCCAATTGTAAAGGTACAGCCATTACAGGACGTTGGAGAAGTGTTGAAACGTGCTGAAGACATGGAAGCCGCCCTGATGTTCCTGTACAAACAAATGGCAGGACGCAATAGCTTTGACATGATGTCCTCAATGGTACAGAGCGCGTTGCAATTCTCCATGATTGCAGGCGAACTGGTTTACCTGCCTTACCAGATTGAAAAGCTGGAAGCCCTTGAAGCCAACAGCGCAAGAGCCAAAGCAGCCTTACGTAAAGGACCGTTCACCGCAATCATCCGCCACCCAAGAGCGGTGTACCCTGTATTCTCAGACTACATGCTGGAAGAACTGTTACATATACGGGTGTACACCTGGCGCGAGTTTGAAGCCTTTTGGGGAAAAAAGATTTCAGCCCGGTTCAAAAGGGAAGATGGCGATTATGTTGTGGCTTACGAACACTACGGGTTTGATGAGCACTTTATTTGGGGTAAAAGAATAAACGAAGTTGGCGATGCAATAAAAAGCCATGTCGCTTCACGTGAAGTGAGTGGGCATGTTATCTTTGACGAACCGAACGAACTTGGCTTTATCCCGTGGTTCATCACCCAAAGAGGGCCGGCGTTTTACGACGATCCAAACGAAAGGCTTTCACCACTACTGAAATCTTTGTACCAGACAAAACATTGGGACACGCAGAACATTGCTTTGTCTCTGGTCATGTCGGAGATCATCTCATACGCAGCCGCGCCAAGACTATTGATTCAATCAGACGCGCCGGAGAATGTTGAGATTGACTATGGCGAACCCAACAACCCGATTACCGCATCGCCTGACGACAAAGTACAACCCATGAACACCCCGCAAATTGATCAGGCCATGATGGGCGCGGTGGATATGCTTTCATCCATGATCGGGAAAGAGACCGTATCGAACATGCTTCAGAACCCTGAGGCGAAATCGGACGTTCCGTTCTCAGCCATGAACCTGATTTACCAATTAGGCGCAAGCACCCTGAACCCTTACAAAAGCCTGACAGAAGAAGCAATGGCGGAGATGTTCAGAACGATGCTCATGTTTATTAAAGATAAAGGCGAACCGTTGGTGACATGGAAACAGAACGGCGTGGACAAAGGGAGAATGATCACCATTGATCCCAAGTACTACGAGCCGGCACACTTTTATGTTTCCGTGAAACTTACCGCCGATGTGCCGAGCGACAAGATCAGCAAAGTCAATGCCGCAGTCATGCTCCATGAGCGGTTGAATTACACGAAAGAGCGCGCATTGGAAGAGACTGGCGTTCCTGATGCACGCGGTATTCTGGAAGACTGGATCAGAGAAGATACCATGCTTCACGATCACGAAATGGATAAGCAGAAAAAAGAAATGCTGGTTCAGATGTTGGCGCAGAAAGTTCAAGAAATGCAGGCGCAGATGCAACAGGCACAGATGCAGGAAACTCAAATGGCCCCCAGCGGCGTGAACGCGCAAGACCAGGCATGGGAGAACATAGGTGGGCAGGGCTTCAACCCGGCAATGGGTGGAACAGTCCCCGCAACCGTGGCACCTGAGCTTGGGCGGGAGCAAATGACACAGACAACCAGAAGCGGTGAAGAAATGGCAGGAGGCTTCTAATGCCCTATCAAATACAAGATGGTGACAGTTACGCCAAGATAGCCCGTGAGATATACGGCGATGAGCGCATGGCTGGTGAACTGATGCGAGTAAACGCAAGCCAGCCCTTGTATGCTGGTAATGTTATCAACCTTGCTCCGAAGGTGGATAACCCCTACATCTCTTACGATCAATTTGCAGAGATGAAATCTTTTGGGAAAGGTGAAGAACAAACTCAAAAAGGAAGCGTGGCCGTTGCCTCTGCCACCACACCGGACGCCACATTCTACGGCACAGCACCGGAAGATTTGGCAAGGGCAAGGAATCAGGGGATGCAAACGCAGGCCGCACCGCAAGCTGAAACACAACGATTGCAGTCTATGGCGAACGCATATCAGCAAAGCGCAGGAACACAGCAGAATACCGCCCTTGTAGCCCCAAAGATTGTAGGAGGCAAGACCACAGCCGACTTGCAGAAACAGGCCGAATATCTGAAACAGGAAAACGCCCTGAAACTACGCCAACACTTACAGAGGACTGGCACAAGCACATTCGGCAATGTAGTAAGTAACAAAGCAGGCATGGTTAATCAGACCATGCAGATGGACGCGCAAAGATCACAGACTGCCAATCTAACACAGAGCGTTGCTGGCCCTGCCTACGGCACAGCAAACCAAAACTTCACCGTGGGTGGGCGCGGATCAGGCGTTGAATTTGAACTGGTGACAAGGGCCAATGACTTCAGCACCAGAGCAAAGAAAGCGGCTGAACATGGTGATAAGAGCTTCCTGCCAAAGATAATCACAGACGATTCGTTTGTGGAACTGATGTTCGCTGGCCGGGGAGATTACAACGCATACCTTCAAAGCATCGGATATAAAAAGATTGGCACAAGGAAATGGGTACTGACCGGAGCAACAGCCACAACTACCACATCAACTGGTGGCAGCCGTGGGTACAGCAGCCGTGGAGGTTACTACTATGGTGGAGGGGGTGGTGGAGGGGGTTACTACTCATCCTCTACTGGCCGGGGCTTTTCATTAGGTCCTATTAACTGGAGAATTGGATAATGGCAGAAGAGTTCTTAGCGGATTGGCAACAGAAATTACAACAGATGCACGCTAAGGAGGTTGCCAGTGGGCAGCCTCTTGTTCCATTGATGCCGCAGGGTGAGGATGATTATATCGGCTACTCAATGAATGAGGCGTTGCCATCAAGAGAACGCATCCAGAACGCCACAGAATCCGTAACAGCCACAATGGAGCAGTGGGACCCGGCAGGCGAATTTGGCCCGAATGGGGAAAGATTGCCACCTGACGCGGTTGGATGGGATCAGGCTGGTATTCCATATTACGGCCCTGGATTTGAGGGCTGGTACAAACGATTCAAATACCGTGTCGGTGGGCCGCCAGAAGTTGTCGCGGAAAGAAACAAAGACCCTGAAGAACGTAAGACCGCGTTGGAACGTTCGCAGGATTGGGCGGCGCAACAACTGACTGACCTTGGGATGGTTAAAAAAAAGTCAGAAGGAGAAGGATACGAACCAATAAGCGTTAAGAATGTTGCAGGGAAAATGATTAAGGGGGTTGTTGTTGGAGCAACAGACGCGCTTCAGACGTTAGACGATACCGCTGAAAGAGCCGTTGGCGCGAACATTGAAACCCTGACAGACGTAGCCAAACAATCCAACCTGCCAGAGTTAGACATCCCCATGCCAGAAGTTCAGGTCACTGAACCTAAAGGGTATTGGGCAGAGAACGTTGGGGGAATGATTGACACCGAAAAGCTGAGAGAACAGCTTTACCGGATCAGCCCTGTTCATCTTGGTTACAACCTTGTCAGAGCCTTTGAAGCCAGAATGTCGGGCGAAGTCACCCGGGAAGAGTTTCAGGAAATCAAGCGGGACAACTGGCAGGCTGCAAGAATACAATACACTTATGTCTTTGACCCGATGGTAAAAGAAGAGTTCCTTCGCAGGTACAAAGACGGTGAAGACCCGAACTATCTTGCCATGCAGTTAGAAAACCCCGTGGCAGAAATGGTTGGGGAGTTTATTGTTGACGGCTCCATTGCCCTTGATCTTGGGGCAAAGATGCTTGGGATTACAGACGCGGCAAGACTGGCAAAGGCTTCTGATATTTACGGTATGGCTCCGCAGGTACGGAAAGCAATTGAAGAAGCCGGCGACACAGCAGAAGGATTTGAAAGCGTTGTAAGAACAGTACAGAAAACATCGAGTGAGATTGCCACAGGGGTGTACCAACACGCCAATAAAACAGGTCTGCAAGAACTACTCGCGGATGCAAAGAAAGCCCTGTACACAGAGCGGGTTGGACAGGCGATGCGGAACATTGCCTCAACATTCAAGGGAAACCCTGATGACGTTGGGGATATTATGGACGCATTGGTGAAGGTTCATTCAGGGAACCTTGATGAAGTGAGGGACGCAGTTGTAACCTTACAACACTTTGGTTCTGAAACCCTGTTTTCTCAGGCTTCAATGGAACTGGGCTACTTCCTGCGGAAAGGCTTGATGAACGAGGATGGCGTATTGGATGCCAAGCGGTTTATCGAGACGCTTGGGGACTTGCAGCAGACTGCCGTAAAAACAGGGAACATGGATGACCTGATAAACTTTGCGGACAGCAAGATCAAACAGGCCACAGCGGGAACATTCAAGACCGTCCTTGAACGTGCTGAAGCTGGCGAGAAAATAAACAGCATGACGCTCAACCTCGCCAAAGCGGACGTCATGGCGAGTGTGCCTGTGAACCTTGTAAACCAATTCCTTGCAAGCATTTACATGGGTATAAGCCCTGCTTATGCCATGCGGAACCTGATGCAGAACACAATCCAGATCGTAATTGATAAGGGGTGGGGGACGGGACTTCAGGCGGCTGGCGCGTCTCTTGCTGAAATTCCTGCATGGATCGCAAGGAAAGAACACGGCGCAATAACCTACAACGCATTAGAAGATATAAAGAGAATGGGCGGCGCGGAGAACCTTGCCTCTTTGCGAGGTATTGGTTCTGGCGCATCTATGAAGGGCGTTGAGGAAATCAAGGGAACGTGGAAGAAAATCTTTTCTCCATTCCTTGAACTTGGTGGACGGTTTGAACAGGCCGCGTCTGCAATCGTTGTACGCAACCGCATGTATGATGACATGACAAAGATGCTCATGGAAGGGCGCGCCATACCAGAAACCGCAGAACTGATAGCCAAAGGCGTGCCAGAAGATACGGCTAAAGGGTTAGTAAACCTGATGCGGAACAACTGGGGGGACGTGGATACCGTCATGGATATTTACAAAGACGGTATGAAAAAGGGTTATGTAACGCTATTTGAATCCGGCGAATGGCTGGATAAAGTTGATAAGAAACTACTCGCAAAGAACGGGTGGCTTGAAAAGATCAAAGACGCTGGACTTGCGGCCAAGACCAAAGATGAACTGATTGAGGAAATCAGCAGTATCAAAAAGTCTGTGATGGATGAAGCCGTGGAAGCCCTGAAGAAACAGGAACCTGGTATCAACCCGGAAGACCCCACAGTATTGGGCTTTCAGGACGCCTTATTCATTGGAGAAGAAGCAAAATACACCGGCGCACAATCTGTTCACGGGCCGATATACAACGCCAGAATGTACTGGAACAGAAGGGTATCTGCCCTGTATGACCAGTTCATCACATCTCTCACCCCGAAGGTTGGTGATCAGAATAAAGAGCTTGCCAACCTGATTGCAAATATGACGGCAAACGACATACCGATGAAGAACGCCACTACATCGGCGGCCGTGGAAGCCAGAAGGACAGCGGCATATACCATAAGAGACAAAGTGTATAATTTGCCACAGGACGTAAGTTCTGACGTGCTGGCAAAGTATTGGGATGATCTTGGCTTACCCTCCCCTGCTCCCGCAGACCTCGATAAGCACACTCTATTCAAGAACCTTTGGGAAAACTTCTTTGATACAGCCACCACGACCTACGCCAAAAGCCGGGACGAACTGGTGGATGGGTACTACGAAAAGATTATTGACGTTGCCAGAAAATCCGGCATTGACGTGGATAATATGCCACAGTACCAGAGGATAAGAGAATCCCTTGAAACTGCCCGGAAGTTTGACAACGCGGTCATGTGGGCTGGTGGGGAGTTCTTGAACCTGGACGAAAGCGCAAAGAAAACATTTGACGCAATTGCCAAACTTGCTAATGAATATGGTATTCCCACCCTGACAGATACAGGGAAATACAACAACAAACATATTTACAACATCCTGAAGAAATACGGGGACGCGAAACATGACACCGTATTTGAATACTCGTTCGATGAAGCAAAGAAGGCCCTTGACAACTACGCGGATGCCAAAGGGATTAAGAAGGTTGAGATTGTAACGGATGAAGGATTGCGGATTGGCAAAGCTGAACAAGTCCTCCCGACATACAATGGGAGTGTAGCAGAAGCCACAGCGCACAACCTGAACCAACAGATGCCCAAGATCGAATCGGAATTTGATAAGATCATCAAGAGTATTGAGGACAACTGGGGCAAGGTCAAAGAAGTTCCAGATAACCCGGATCAGTTCAAGGCCGTGGAAAGCTGGCTGGAAACTGCAAGAGGCAGAGTGGCAGACGCCAGAGCAGCAGCCAACGCAACAGCGGCAGCGGAACGGGATTTCATTCTTCACGACTACACACAGAAGCGCGGATTTGACAGAGCATTGGGATATGTAATGCCGTTTGAGTTCTGGTATTCCAGGACATACAGCAAGTGGATACAGCGCGCATTTGAGAACCCCGGCGTGATTGCCGCTTATGCCAGATACCGCAGGACATTGGAAAAGGTTCACGCGGGGATGCCGGAGTGGTGGCGATACCAGATCAACACCAATGAACTACTTGGTTTGGATATGGAAAACCCGTTGTACTTCAACCTTGAAGCCACACTGAACCCTCTCAACGGACTGACAGGTGTGGACTTCAACGACCCCGGAAGAAGGCCAGCCGGGAAGATTGAATGGCTTACCACGACATTGGACGAGATCAGCAAGTTTGGTCCTTCCACATGGACACCGCTTTCATGGATGACCGCATTGGCATTGTACAAAATGGGTGAAAGCGAAGCCGCGATGAAATGGGCGGGGCGAATGATCCCGGGAACCGCAGGCGTAAAAGCCGCGACACACCTGATGGGAATTGGCCCGGCTGGTGGGCTTGAAATTGACCCGTTCGTGAACCTGCTATACAAAGGCACAGATGCCTATGAGCGCAGAAGGGTTGGCCGGGCATTAGCGACAATGGTGGCTGATGGACAGATTGATGAAGCGTCTGGCTATGACTCTGCTTTTTACCAGGACGATGAGAACTGGGAAATTGCCAAACGAAACGCGGCACAGGCAAGAGCGTGGGGGCAGGTATCCTCATTCTTCCTGGGGGTTGGCTTCAAAGGTAGAACAGAAAGCGACATGGAGATAGACAAGTTCTATACAGACTACTACGCCACAATGGGGATGCGAGCAGACCTGACTTCGCAGGAGTTCAGAGAAAGACTGGACGCCCTACGGAGTAAATACCCATTCATGGACACTGTGTTGCTTTCCCGCAAAGGTGGATACGAACGCGACACTGCTTATGCTTACGGCGTATTAGGCAGAGTGCCACCAGGACAGTCTGACCAACTCGCGGAGTGGGCTGGCATTGATTACCAATACTTCAACAAGTTCTACGAAGACAAGGGTAAGATTGAGAACTGGGACAAAGCAGACAGGGACACCTTTATGGCGGCCATGATGAACATTGGAACCATCCTTGACATTCCAGACGAAGCAACAACCGCAGAATGGACACAGGCAAGGAACGCTTACACCACCATGAATCAGGAAATGCAGCGTATCTTCGGGGATAACATTCTGGAAAAAGTGGATGAAATGTACCGCGCTGAAGACATGGATGGGTACATTGCCGAACACCCTGAAGTAGAGAAAGCAATGGACTGGAAAGACCTGTACATGATGGAGAACCAGACCCTGATGACTTACTATAAGGGCATTGATGGGATCAACAGGTATTACAAATCCTTTGCCTATGATCAGATCGATGAAGAGCTTGGCAAAGACATCTATGATCTTTCGGCACAGTACAAATGGCTGAAGGATAATGGCGGGGATCATAAAGGGTTCCTGCAAGAACACCCTGAACTGAAACGGTATTGGGAAATATGGGACGAGTGGGAAGAGACTATCGCAACAGAGACTATGAAGTTTGGCACCAGACTGCCGGAAATGAAACCCGCCACAATCCGGCCAGGTGTGGAACCAAAGACCATTGGTGAGAAACAACTATTCGAGGAGATGCAGAGAACGGAACCGCTCATCCCGTGGGAACAATGGCAAGACTTATTACCCGCCACAGAAGTCAGAAACTTTATGAGTGGTATCGAACCGGATAGAAATAGTTTACAATTATACGCGGACGTGTTAGGTTTGGATTTGGATGTGATGATAGATATGGTTAGAGAATCATTGCCGTCCAGATAAAATATGATATAAGGAGAATGAAATGCCAAGCACAACGATTCAATATTTCGAGTACAAACATCTTCCTGAGCAGCTACAAAAGGTAAGTAAGCCAGTGAGTGAGCTTGCGCACCAGATGGAAGAAATGCTTCCTGACGGCCCTGAAAAAAGCGCAGGTATGCGTAAGTTGCTGGAAGCAAAAGATTGCTTCGTCCGGGCCAACATCATAACAAAAAAGCAGGAATAGTTTTATTACCAAAAATATGATATAGTATAAGGAGAAAGAAAATGACTGGAAACAGCAACCCGGAGAACGTGGTTAATGGACAGGAAGGACAGAGCCAGCCAAGCCCTGTCGTTTCAACCCCGCAATCATCGCCAACTTCGGGCCAACAGGAAGGCGCTTTTGTGTTCAAGAGCAAAGAGGATTTCATTCAGGCAGTTCAGGAAATCGTAACCCCGACAGTACAGTCGGTAAAAGACAGAAGGATTGCAAGAATGGAAAACGACATCTCAGACGTGAAAGAGCGGCTTGCTGGTGTGAGCCGGTACAAAGAATTGCTAAGCGGTGGTTACACTGAGAAGGAAGCGTTACTGCAAATGCAACTAGACGCTGTATCATCTCAGGCAACCCCACAGACAACTCAGGTACAGGCCACAACAGTTCCGAATCAGCAGACGGCTGGCAGCCAGAGCGGTTCGGCCTCAGCGGAACAGGCTATTCTTGAAGTACTTGGCATAAGCCAAAATGATCCCGGTTATTTGCAGGCGGTAGCCTCAAACAACCTGGGAAACTTTATCAAGAACAAGTTACGACCCGCCCCCTCCGGGGTTGTGAGTCAACCGTCTGGTGGTCAGATCGCATCACAAAACAATCAGGAAGCCGTTGCCGACATTCAGCAAAAACTTCAAGCAGAAATGAACAGGCAAGGTCAGAAAGACCACAAAAGAATCAAAGAGTTGAACGCACAGCTTCGGGAGGCTCTAGGGTCGTAGTAAAGGAAAATTACTATGGCTCCTATTTATGAAGGCTTGCAGACCACCACACTCGCGTCTAACGCGATTGTAACTGCATACGTTGCCGACTACATGGAAGCGGCCCAAGAGGAAAAGCTCTACGACCAACTGGCGTTGCCGGTTGCGAATGGCTTCCCGACTGCTCCGCTTCCTGCCACTGTTACCGTGAACTTTATGGGTTCCCTTGAACCCGCAACTTCAGCCCTGCCCGAAACTACGGACATCACTCCGCAGTATTTGAAAGACGCCACCGCGACCATCAGTCCGGTGAGCCGTGGGCAGACTGTTCAGTTGACCGAACTCCTGAAGCTGGAAACTTACCTGCCTTATGAGGCCGAACACTACAAGAAATTGGGCGAAAGCATGATGCGCTCCATTGATCTTCTGGCCCAAAGCGCGGCAATTTCCGGCACCTATGATTATTCTTATGCGGCACGCGCCAGCTTAGACGCTGGTACTGCGGCCCATCGCCTCAACCAGGCGGCCTTCAACATCGCTGAATCCCGGCTGATGAACGCCAGGGTTCCCGGCTTTATGACCGGCGTTGGCAAGAACTGGGCAGCCATCATTCACCCGGACGCCTTTGTTGACCTGCGTAACGACACCTACATCTTAGCCGTTGGTGAATACCAGAAAGCTGAGATCATCCTCAACAACGAACTTGGCTCGCTTGGCCGGTTCCGCATCGCAGTCAGCCCGTTTGCGAAAGTGTTTGGCGCGGCTGGTGCCGATAACGGCACTGCCATTGCCACCACATTGAGCGCGGCAGCCGATTCCCTTGATCTCACTATTGATGTTGCCTCAGCCGCAAGCATGGCCGAAGGTATGAAACTGGTGATCGGCACCGAAGAAACCGCATCGACCTACTACCCGACCAACGAAGAAGTCCGCGTGGCTTCTATCAGCGGCACAACCGTTACCATCATCGGGTCTGGTGAAAACGGTGGGCTGAAATGGCCGCACGCTTCTGGCGCGGCAGTACGAAACGCGGATAATGTTTATCCATGCGTGTTTGGTGGACCTGGTTCACTGGCGAAAGTCTACGCATCCAGCGTAGGCGAGTTCGGCCAGGTAGTTGGTCCAATCACAGTTGACTCACTGCAACGCTTACCGACTTTAGGTTGGAAGTGGTACGGCAACTACAGTCGGCTGAAAGAGAATGGCATCTTCCGCATTGAAGTTGCCAGCTCGTTAGAGGCATAAGGAGGTATGAAATGACAGTCGGAAATCACACCTGGTCTGCCGGTGCTGTGCCTCTGCGCGGCGAATCTGAAATCGAGCAGTTGACCGCTGCTACTGACATCCTCACCATTACCGGCGCGGCTTCGCAGTCCGGCGACTTCCTGGTCTGCCGGAACAGTTCTGGCACAGAAAAGTTTGTGGTGGACAAGGACGGTGACGTGAGTGCGGCAACGCTTACCGTTACTGGTATCCTTGCCGCTGGCGTAGTCCAGACTTTAGATAATGGCACAACTGCCCCGACAACCGCAGAGCTGACCGTAGATGGTCAGATGGCTGTGGCCGTCGTTGGCACAACCTCCCGGTTATACTTCCGGGTTGGTGACGCGATCAAGTACGCTGACGGCGCGTAAACTCAATTCACTTTAGACTAAGCGGAGGCTTCGGCTTCCGCTTTTTATTTAATGTATAATTAGGATAACAGGAGGTAGAACATGAAAATACTATGGCACAGCGTAGCACCAATCAATCTGACAGGGTATGGGGTGCAGACAAGAGAGTGGGTAAGACGGTTGATGAAAGCAGGGCATGACGTATGGATCATTCCCAACACACAGACACATTACGCGGCATCGTTTGGATGGGGAGGGTTCAAATTCCTGCCACCCGGATTGCTGAAGCATGGCGTGGATGGGGTGATTGACTGGTCGAAACGAGAGAACCCGGACATGGTGATCACATTGATGGACGCGCACGAACTCAACCCGGACTTTGGGAAGAACGTGCCAAACTGGTATCCGATGTTTCCGCTTGACCATGACACGTTACCTGACGTGGTAAAGGTACACATGCCATACTGCGCGAGGCCACTCGCAATGAGCAGGACGGGCTTTGATCAACTGAAAGATGGTGGGTATAACCCTGTACTGTTACGGCATGGCGTGGATTGCAGAGTATTCAAACCATCCGAACCGCTGAACTTTGGGAAAGATAAATTCGTGGTGGGCATGGTGGCAACCAATCTGGGGACAAGGAAAGCCTACAACGAGAACTTGCAGGCGTTTGCAATATTCCATGAGAAACATCCTGATTCTGTACTGTATGCCCATTGCTACTCAGATGGCAGGCAGGGAGGATTGAATCTTGAACTGATGGCAAAGAATTTGGGCATCTCCGATTCGTTTTACTTCCCGGATAAACTGAATTACCTTGCCGGATTTCCAGACGAATGGATGGCAAGGATGTACAGCGCATTTGACGTGCTGCTGGCATCGGCAAGAGCGGAAGGGTTTGGCATCCCACTCATTGAAGCGCAGGCATGTGGAACGCCAGTCATCACCACCAATTCAGGAGCAATGAAAGAGAACTGTGGCGTGGGCTGGCTGGTGGATTATCATAAGACATGGACAGTATTGAACGCATGGCAAGTAATCCCTGACATTGATTCGATTGTGGAAGCGTTGGAGAAAGCCTATGAAGCCAGAGGCGATGAGACATTGAAACAACAAGCCAGAGACTTTGCGACCCACTACCACTATGACAATCTGTTTGAAGAAGAATGGAAACCGTTCCTTGAAAACCTTGAACCGGCCTACAACATGCAGGTGGATGGGGTGAAGATGCAGATTGAGGATGACCCGGATGGTGGGGTACGTGAAACTGTGGGGGCTGAGATAATCGGAACTTACCAACTGGATAAATTGAAGTTTGAAGATGGTGACATTGTGGTGGATATTGGCGCGCAGGTTGGAATGGTGAGCATTTACCTTGCAAAGAAATACCCGGAGATTGAGATATATGCCTTCGAGCCAGCACCGGACAACTATGCCAGACTGCTGAATAACATTGAAAGCAATGGCGTGAATCATATTCAAGCCTTCTGTGAAGCGGTTGGAGATGGAAGCGGGCTTGTCTTGCGGGGACATCCTGACAGGAACAGTGGTGGTATCTCCGGCTTCAAGAATGGGGAATTTATTCAGTCTTACCACAAGACCATAACGTTTCCAGAGATCATTAAGATGTTGTACAATAAGAGAATAAAGCTGCTGAAGATGGACTGCGAAGGCGCGGAATATCCCTTCCTGAAAGGCCATGAAGAACTGCTGAGGAACGTGGATCATTTTGTGGCAGAGTTTCACACAGGGAATGACATGCTCCCATCGCGGGAGGAAATGTTTGCGTATGGAAAATCTTTAGGAGAATACACACACACGGTAATAAGCTATTGTGATGTTGGTGGTGAATAAATGGCAAAGAGATACGAGATCATCCAGCGGTCAACAAAGAACCTTCCCGAACTTGAAGTGGGCGGAAGGAAACTGACCTGGTATGGTGGGCCTCATACCCGCGTGGCAAAGCAAATGACCGTGAGAGACGCGGGATTGGCGAAAGATATTATCGCAAAGTATGGGCAGAAGGGCAGTAATGACATAGCCTACAACGAAGTATATGACAGCAAAGCAGGGGATGGGCATACCCGCTACTTTACTGTGCCGGAGATGCCGTGGAAAAGAAAAAGCGCAGGAGAAGGCACCACAGAACGATAGTGTACCTGTTATTGATAAGGCGTAAAACATGAGAAAACAATTAGACAAACGAAGGCATCACCGGATAGGCGTATTTCGGACGCTGAACATACCGGGCGGGGGAGGGGCGGAAGTAAACGCATTATATCTAAGCGGCATATCACAAATAAATTGTGGCAGCGAAGCAAGTTTAGACGATTTCAAGTCTAACGCTTTCACATTTGAGATTTGGACAAAAGATATAGAATCTTATTGCGGAGTCTTCAGAAAAGGAGTGCGTATTTCGCTCTCAGCAAGCACTTCAGGAAGATTAATTTGCAGTATATCATGTAGCACAACCAATGCTTCCGCTGAATCGCCAATCTCTTTTTTATCTACCGATGATGGGTGGCATCATTATGTTGTGTTCTACAATAACGCGGGTGACAGAAAACCGTATCTTGCGAAAGATGGAATATGGGTAAACAGTTATCGCTCACAAGTGGCAGGGGATGGAGATATTGTTTCTGACGCTGCTGAGAATTTTCTTATTGGCGGGCTTAATAATATACCTATTGCAGTCTCATGGTTTAGATTATCAAATAACGACCGATATAATCACGAAGTAAACTTCACGCCAAGTGAAGAATTTCCTGAAAACGATGTTAATACTATCAGATTATTTTATGCAAACGAAGGAGAAGGAACAACATTAATTGATTATTCTGCAAACGCACAAAACGCGACAATAACCCTGCCAACGTGGATAAAAAAAAACTAACTAGTGCCAATTTATTGCCAGAACAAACGGAGTTTTATGTAACGCCATGACACCACAAGGAACGATTGACGATCCATTAGCCTTAGATTTTGCTTTAGGTATGGTACTACCACCAGGAAGCAAAATAATTATGCTTCCTGGTGTATATGATGGTTATTTTCAAACGTGGCAATCCTCCAGTAGTGAGTCAGAGCCACTCTTATTGAAAGCAAACGGAAATAAAATTAATGGGACGTTGGGTATTCTTGGTTCAAACATGTACGTATACGATTTAATAATTAACGATGATAGTTTTTGCGAAAGAATATCGGAAGAAGAAGGAAGCGCGCCGACTGATATTCCGAGTCATATTGGGTTAAGACTTGATGGCATAAATACTCACGCCCAGGATTGCATAATTTCAAACGCAACGGGGGGTGGCATATCCCCGGATGAATCGACTGCCGTATTTGACGGTTGTATTATTTATTACACTGGATGGGACGCACCGGACAGACCTCATGGACATGGAATATATGCACAAAAAAATGTAATAATCAGAAATTGCATTATATTTTCTAATTTTTCTTACGGAGTACACATTTATGGGGAAGGCGATCAAAGCATTGATAATGTGTTAGTTGAGAACACTGTTTCGTTTTGTAATGGTTCAATAGCCGGTTCTACACATGCAAAATCTAATTTATTAACTGGTAAACCGAGTGGAGTATTTGCTAATCCGCAATGGAAGAACAATTGCACTTATCATTTGCCAACACGAACGATTGAAAACCAGTTTGGATATGGATCATCAACATTTACTGACGGAGTTATGACCGGAAACTACATGCCAGATGGCGTAACAATTACCGGAGGAACGCCAACCAATTCAGGAAATGTTACAGCGCCGGAAGAAACAAACTTTATCAAAGTATACGAGGTTCGAGGCCGCGCTCACGTGGCGATTTATAACTGGGAACTGTTTGAGTCAGTCGTGGTGGATGTTTCCAGCGTGTTTGGTGTTGGCGAAACGGTCAACGCTCACAATGTTCAAGATTACTTTGTGGATATTCAAGAGCTAACAGTCGCGGGAGATGGCACGATTACAGTCAACATGCAAGCGGCTAACCGGACGGTAGCAACACCGCAAGGCTGGACTGCTCCGGCAACCACCTTCCCGACCTTCGGCTGCTTTGTGCTGGAGGCCGCATGATATTCTACGGGGACGCGGTCCAGGCGATGTTCGACGAGCTGGAAGAGATGGTCGAATGAGGCTGGTCTACCACGACTGGCAGGATAGTGTACAATAGAAACAAAACAAGGAGTAATGAATGTCTACACATAAACAGGAAAATATAACTTCTGTCAATGACCCTGAAGGATTGATTGCGAATCTGGTGACAACTTACATTGCCGCAAGCGGTTCTGAATCTGCCGGGCCGATTGACATGCGCGGCTTTGCTGGCGGGATGGTGAAAATCCCTGCGGCATGGACGGCGGCTGACCTTGCTTTCAAAGTGTGTGAGAGCGAAGGCGGGACGTATGCGCCATTGAAGGATGATGATAACGACGCGCTGATCAAGATTACCAACATCGAAACAGATACATCATACTGGTATCCTATTCCAGACCAGGTGTTCTCTGCCCCGTGGATCAAGCTGTTCTCTGTCAACACATCCACAGGAGCCGCAGAAGCACAGGCTTCAGCAAGGGATATTTATGTAGCCCTGAAAGGATAAGATATGTCCTACACGTTACATGACCTGCTTCTGGATGTGTATGGGGAGCTTGGTATGTTGCAGGTTAAGGCAGCTACAGGCGGCGCGACAACCTACGCAACAGTGAGCGACATGGCGCAGATCGGCATAAAAGACAGCTACAAGAACGGCTGTCTGTTTGTGGTTAAAGATTCTGCCGGGCTTGGTGCCGCTCCTGAAGGCGAGTTTAACCGGATCACAGAGTATGATCACATCACCGGAAAGTTTACAACAAGCGCGTTCACAGCCGCCATTGCCACAGGGGATGAGGTTGGATTCACCCGGCCTAATCCGTGGCCTTTGCTGGACATGATCCAGATTACCAACAGAGCCTTGAAGAAACTTGGCGACCTTACACTGGTTGATACTACTACATTGGATACGGTTGCCGAACAGACTGAATATGAACAAAGCCTGACATGGAAACACAGATCCCCGATAAGGATAGACATTCAGGGAAAGACCACAGATTCGGATGATAACCAGTGGGAGAGAATGTACGAAGGAACATGGGAAGTCGTTCCTGCTACCGCTGGTAGTACTGGGCTGATTGTATTCAGAGACCAACCGCTTGCGGAACGGGGACTTAGGATATGGTACAGAGACAGACACCCGTGGGTTGACGAGGCAAGTGATGTGATTGCAGAGACCATCCATCCTTCTGTGGCAAAGTACGCAGTCATTGAAGCTGCGGTCATGCAGGCATACAACAGAGAACAAACGGACGAATGGCGTGAGAAGATGAACTTCTACACCAATGAATACATCAACGCCAGACGCCAGAACCCCATCCAGAAATTCGGCAGGAAAGGGAAAATCTTCCAGTCATGGTAATCAGAGTAAGCCCCGAAGACCCGAACAGCACCCATGACATCTCTTTGAGCAATGGTTCAGAGAAGATTGGCTTCAAGACCACAGAAATAAGAGACCTCGCGCAGACCCCAAGCACATTGAGGATCACGGGCGGGGGGACAAAGTTTGGGGACTGGGACCCGACCTTCAGCCACATTCAGCAAGAGACATGGGAAGGCGGCAGAGCGCAAGAGACATTCGCGGATGATCCCACCCGGTTCTTTGACTCGATGAACGCATGGACACTGACCCCCAACAAACTCATGCCTGCGATGCAGTGGAAATTCCCAACAGGACTGAGAGATGCAGACTTCTACCTTCCGGGTGATATGAAGTGGGTGAAACTGCTTGGATCACAGCGGTATGTGGCCGTATCTTTTGAGGCATCCGCAAGCTATGACGCGGCGAACATTTACCTGTGGCTGCGGAGAGTGGGCAACCCCGGAACTTTGACGTTGAGATTACATACTGATGACGGCGGCGATCCTGATACGGTGCTTCAGACCAAGACCGTGACAACCGCAACCATCACAGACATTGTTTCAGTCTTTCACCTGTTTGAACTGGACACCGCCGAATCCCTGACCTCTGGTACAACCTATCACATCTCTGTTTACTCAGCCTCAACCGACATAGACGGCAGCCATTGGGAAGTAGGCGTAGATGAGGATGGAGCAGGATCACAGCAAAGCGCAGATGGATCAACCTGGGCTGGCGCGGCATTTACCCTGTATTACCGGGTGACAGACGCGGACATCGAACGGAAATTTCATTACTTCTGGCTGGATAACCAGTTTTATTGTGTGGATGAAAGGGATGATGAAACAGCCGCCAAGATTTATATGCTTGGCTGGCGGGGCATTGCCACTGCTGGCACCACAACGACATTAGAGGACACTGAGCAGACATGGACAGTGGATGAACTTGCCGGGCTGACATTGAAACTAATCACCGGGAAAGGAAAATCTAACCGGCAGTACAGAACCATCGCATCCAACACAGCGGATACCATCACTGTAAGCCCGGCCTTCTCTGTGACCCCTGACACCACCACAGAATACGTTATACTTGGCGGCACGAAATGGATTGAGGTTGGAACCACAGGACTCACCAAACCTGTGTATGATGTGACTTCGGTAAATGATGTGGCCTACTTCGCGCAAGGGGATGCGACCAATATCAGAAGGATGCGCTTCAACTCTGCGACACCTGCCCACCAGTTTGCAGATGACGGCACCAACAAAGCGGACTTGATCTATTCCTTCTACGACCCGACAGATGGCCCGGTTGTGTGGCGTGCGCTGAATGGGAAGGCCGTGTATGTGGATAGATCAAACTCAAAGGAATGGGGAACCAACCTTTCATTTGGTGACAACGTAAAGATTGGCGACTACGGGTTTGAGATCACAGGGATCACAGACTTCTCAGACCAGTTGTGGGTATTCAAAGAAGATTCAGTATGGACGGTAAAGAATAAGAAAGCAGCCAAGCTGAACGTTGGACTGGATTCAATGCCAAGCCCTGACAATGGGGCAGCCTGTGTAGCACAGAACTTATTCCTGTACTTCTCATGGTCACACAGCTTGGAGCGGATGCAGGGTGGCACGCTGGATGACATGGGGCCGTGGAAAGATGCCGGATTACCAGACAACAGACGCGGGCCAATCACCAAGATTGAACCTGTGATTGGCTGGCTTCTCGCAAGCGTGGACGCAGGAAGTGGATACTCTTCTGTGCTGGCGTGGAACACAAGAGGCTGGCATGAAATGTTCAGAGGATTTACAGCGGGTAAGTCTATCAGAAATATCAAGTGGCAGCCTGTACCCGGGATGAACCCGAAACTGTGGATCAATATTGGCGGGGAAATGGTGTATCAGGAATGGCCGAAAGATACATTGAACCCGTTACGTGACGCGAATGTAAACTTCCAGCACGAATTTGAAATGATCAGCTCAACCATAGACATGGGCGCGAGCCAACTCCCAAAGTTCATTGAGGAATTATCCCTTATCTCAGCCAATGAGGACAATATCAGGATAGAGATGGACTACCAGGTGGATGAAAAGGTTGGAAGCACAAGCTGGATCACAGCCGGAGAGTTCCATTCCGTCCCTGAAGACGTGGTAAGGATCAATGAGGGCAACCGCAGGCGGGTAAGGTACAGATTAAGAGCATTGACAGAAGACGCGCAGACCCCGCCAGTGGTAGATGCCACCGTATTGAAAGGCGCGGCAAGGATACCGGAGAAGCGGCAGTATAGCTGGCGGTCATCGCTGAACAGGGATGCCGTTGATTATCAGGGCAATGTGGATATGACCCCGACACAGATTGTGGAACGACTGCGGTCAATGGCAAGCAATATGGATAAACTGACCTTGCGATCCAGAGATAAGATCATGGATAACATCACCGTATTCCTTGAACCGGACGTGCTGAATAGAGAAATCATAGATCAAGTATCAGGGCAGATGGAAGCCACAATCTCCCTGACAGTGAGGGAAGCATGACAACAGATTACATTTGGTTAGAACCTGTGTACCTTGTAGAAGGCGCGAGCCGGGCGTTATCGGTTGAATTTGAAGGCGCGAGTACCATTACCAGTCCTGGCGCGGAAGTATACGATGCCATTGACGGCAGTGATTTGGCTTCTACCTACATGCCAGCCGGTTCACACTCGGTAAATGGAAACCTGGTTACATTGAAACCATTCGTCACAGCCGCGGCGCAGGGTGGTAAAGAACTGGTACTGGTAATCTACGCCACGGTGGATGGCAATGTGGATTACCGGAAGTGCATGGTATATATTTTGGATAAGACGGTGCCATACTAATGATTGGTGATTTGTTAGCAAAGCTCGCAAGGAAACAAGACCTCACTCCCGGAGAGATTGAGGAATTGCGGCTTGCCGGAAACAGTCTTAAGGCATCATCTGACCTTGTAAGCGGGTGGTCCTCGCTTGGATTTGACAGCCCCGCTTTCAAGTTTGTGCGGATTGATCAGGCAGAATTTGGAATACAGCCCAACGTGTTCGCGGCCTTGCGATCCACAACAGGGCAGAGCATTGCCACATCCACAGCCACAGACCTGACCTTCAATGAAATCAAGAGGCAGACAGGAACCAATATGTTTGACCTCACCGTCAGCACATCGAGACTGTACCCTGAAGTGCCGGGTTATTATTATTGTTGGGGTTATGTGACCCTTGCGGCTAACGCGACAGGCGTGAGATTTATTGGCGTGCATCACGTAAGCCCAACAGCGGACACAGCCATTGGAGAGATCAGCACATTACCCAACGGTGTGATTGTGGATAACATCGGCTTCAACGGCGGACACTGGTTTGACATTGGAGATTACTTGAAGGTGACACTGTGGCAGAACTCAGGCGGCCCACTGACAGCGGGAACGCACCAACTGTTCTGTATGAAGATTGAGTAATGAAACCTTACAAACTGAAGAAGATACGCAAGCCTGCGCCGGACATGAGAGCGGTAAACCGCCCGGTAAAAGAGGTAGAGATGGAAAACCTCACCGGATTTGTGCGCGGCAAGAAGGCTTCGGACATTGAGGAACGGTTTGCAAGGGCATTGGATAAGAACCCACGGGTAAGCAATTACCTGTTTCAGGTCAGCTACATCGCAGGCATGAACTTACCCGGTGAAATCAGGCTGGACTTCCTTGTATTCTCAGGAGGGACGTCATGGCCGATACAGATAGACGGCGAGTTTGCGCATAAGACAGCGGCGCAGAAATCGGCGGACGCGATCAAGGATGCCATACTGGATGACCACCTGAAGGGGCAGGCACAGCCAGTACAACGGATTGATGGAGAGTTATTGGACACACAAGAGAACGCAGACAAGTTAGTAAGGAGGTTATTTTGAGCAATAGATTATTGGCAAGAAGTCCGGGAACGAGATACGCCCCGACGACTACATACGATATTCTCAAAACACCTGGCGGTGAACCACTTTATTTTGGCTGGCTTGCGGGAGGTGATCCAATCTCTGTTATGACCTCTGAGAAAGACGGAGGCAGGGCATGGATGTTGCGAGCGAAAAAAACATCCGGTGGAATACATGCCCATGAATTTGATAATCCATTGAAAGCAAAACAGATTAGCGGTAAATTGGTGGTGGACGAATGGCAACAGTAATAGGACTCAATGAACTTCTATCCCCTGTGGGTGGTGATTATCTCCACATCGTAGATGTAAGCGCATCGAACTACGACAAGAAAGTTGCGGTTGCGATACTTGGAACCGCAATCAAGCTGGATGATCTTGGCGCGCCGGATGATAACACAGACCTTAACGCGAGTTCAAGCAAACACGGTCTGCTTCCGAAACTATCTGACAATTCAGATGACCTGCTTACAGGAAAAGGAACGTGGGTTGACGCCAGAGCAGGAATACAAATCATTCTTGGTGATGGTGTAAGTGCGATTACCACCGGAGTAAAGGGATTTGTTGAGGTCCCGTTTGACTGCACCATCAAGGCCAACAGAGTTGTAGCGGATGCCAGCGGATCAATTGTCATAGACATCTGGAAAGATACCTACGCCAACTTTCCTCCAACGGTTGCGGACACCATCACAGCCAGCGCGAAACCAACCCTATCCAGCGCACAGAAGTCAGAAGACGCAACACTCACAGGCTGGACGGTTGATCTCAGCCGGGGGGATTGGCTTGGGTTCAATGTGGATTCAGCCACAACCGTGAAACAAGTGACACTTTCATTGACTCTGGAAAGAAGGTAGCATGGCAGTCGATGATGGGTACACCAAATGCCTGCTACATTTTGATGGAGCGGACGCATCGACCACATTTACCGATGAGGCGGGGCACACCTGGACGGCCAACGGCAACGCGCAGATCGACACCGCGCAGAGTAAATTTGGCGGGGCTTCCGGTTTGTTTGATGGGACGGGGGATTACATCAGCGCGCCGGACAGCTATGATTGGCGGCTGGATGACGGGGATGATGCCAGCGGATGGACAATCGATTTCTGGGTGCGGTTCGCAACTACGCCCGGAACGGAAAACCAGGTGTTTGTTGCGCAGTATGCAGATGGCAACAATCACTGGCGGCTGCGCTATTTAAATGGCACGCTCAGTTTTTATCTGAGGGCAGGCGGCTCGATCACAGTGACGATCAGCAACAACTGGACGCCGTCAGCCGATACCTGGTATCATGTGGCGGTGGTCAAAGATGGGGCTAACGGGTACATGATGTTTGTGGACGGGACACAGATCGGCAGCACACAGACAGATGTCTCGACGATGCCCGATATGAGCGGTGGTCTGGTGATTGGTGTGCGCGGCGGCGATACCGACTGGGCTTTCAATGGCTGGCTGGACGAGCTGCGGATCAGCAAAGGGGTGGCGAGATGGACAAGCAACTTCACACCTATGGATGGACCGTATGGAGCGCAACATTTTCAGGCAGTCGTAATCGGATAGTTGCGAAATTCGAGAAAGTATCGTAGAATCAAGGCACACAACTTCTTCTTTCCTCCCCTCCTTTCCGCTAGAAGCTCCATTTATGGGGCTTCTATGCGTTTAAGGACAGAGATTACCTTTCGATAAAATAAATCGCTTAGGATTGAAATTTATGGAGGTGTAGTTTATTTTTGTAGAAGTTTTCCTTCCAGAAAAATTAGTGGTTGACAACTATAATTAACCGTGCTACTATTGGGGTACAAAACTAGAAAGGAGTGTGTAATGGATAAGGAAGTTAGTGATGTATTGAATCAAGCTCTCAGTATCTTGAACAGCGCAGAGCTATACCGAGAGCTGACCCGTCTTGAATTTCCCAACGGCGTAAAGATTACCTTCGTGCATTATGACCTGCCGAACTGGGAATATCCTGATAAAGAAACGAAAAATGTAATGTGCTTTATTACGTATCGCAATTCGGGAAAGCGTGGCGTTGCGAGATGCCACCCTAATGATGTGTACAACCGCTACTTTGGGGAAAAACTTGCGCTTAGAAAAGCGTTGAAAGATGTTGCGGTGTGCATGAATAATATTTTTAAGCACAACGAAGACGCAGACAAACTTGAGAAGATGATCGAAGACAAAAAGTTCTATCAGGAAATCTGGCGTGCGTTCTTCAAGGCCAATGGACTGAACGAAAGAGGAGAATAATAATGAGCGATAAAGCAATTGTAAAAAGTGATGTAAGTATTCAGAAGTATTTGCGATCCGCGCCGATTGTGCAGCGGTTTGAGGATGTGTTGGGAAAGGGCAGAGCAATGCCCTACATCTCATCCGTATTGTTGGCAGTATCAGAAAGCAAGTCGCTTCAAGAATGTACACCACAGAGCGTGGCAGTATCGGCAATGAGAGCGGCGGTGCTGCGCCTGAGCTGTGACCCCGCCATTGGGCAGGCTTATCTTGTACCCTACAAAGGGAGAGCAACCTTTATCATTGGGTATAGGGGCCTGAAGGACATGGCCTTGCGCACCGGCAAGTATCGTGTGTTGAATGTTTCCAAGATTTACAACGGGGTTACGGTTGAAGAAGATCCTTTCACCGGGCTGCATAAACTCAGCGGAACAAGGGAAGGCAGCGAGGTAAAAGGATACATGCTGTACTTTGAATTGAGGATGGTTCCGACTGGCGAGGTATTCAGGAAAAGCTTTTATATGGGCGTGGATGAAATTCTGGAGCACGCCGCAAAATACAGCAAGAGCTTCACATACGCCGATTCACCCTGGAAGAAATCGCCCGAGATTATGATGGAGAAAACTGTACTGCGTTTGGGATTGACCCGCTATGGGTATCTGGACCCGAACGACAAGGCAATGCTTGGCATGGAAGAGAGCGAGCCTGAAGATGCTGAAGTCATGTCCCTTCCTGATTATGGGGAAGTGGTGGATGATGATGTGATTGAAGGTGAGATCAAAGAACCTGAGCAGATCATGTCTGAGCTTGGGTATGAACCAGAAGAGAAACCGAAGTCAAGCATCACTAAGAAAGCTGCCCGGGTAAAGCCTTACATCAAGAACGAAGGTGATCTGGCTGGCTACAAAGCGGTTGCCCGTTATTATAACGTGGATGAAGAACTTGCAATGTCCATCTTGAAGGAATGTGGCAATGACTGCACGAAAGCAGGCGTGGCATTGGAGAAACAAATCCCACCAGTAGAGCAGAAGGAACTACTGTAATATAACCGCACATCTAACCAGACGGTTAGAGAATAATAACAATGGCCGGTAGAGATCACGTTCAAAGCCGGTCAACTGCCCTAAAGGGCGCACAATTGAATAGCTCCCCGTTCTCGTTTATCGGTGTATGTGGTGATACAAGGTATGGGGAACGGGGAGCAAATAAACAAACAAGGAGTAAAGGGAAATGACAATTCATTATGATTGGCCTTACATTGAACCGCCAGAGCAAGACATGGATGACGATTGGGACTACGAGGATGATGACGATGAGGAGGAGGAGGAATTTGAATACGATCTTGAATGGGCTGAGAGGCAAATGAGATGAGCAACGCAAGATTTTCAATCATGCCTGCAAGGGCAATCTCAGACCAGAGAATGAGTAGCGCACAGCTAAGGACACTTGCGGCACTCGCAATCTTTGGAGATGAGGACGGGTGGTGTTTCCCAAAACTGGCAACGCTTGGGAAAATGTTGGGTAAGAGTAAGCAGGCTGTAAGCATGGACATTAAGGTGTTGGTTGATCTTGGGTATGTTCAGAAACAGCCACAGCACAGGGACGATGGAAGCCAAAGAAACAACCTTTACCGCATCCTATTTGATACCCCCCCGTTAAGCCTGGCTGAACCCCCATTAAGCTCTGAGCTTAACCCCCCGTTAAGCCCAGGACTTAACCCCCCGTTAAGCCCTGAGGTTGACGCATTAACGCCCCATAGTAACGACTCATTTAACGCCCCAAATACATATAGTGTGTTTCTAACTTCTTGGAAAGAAAAATTCCCAACAAAGACACAGCCACAGGACAAGACAACAAAGCTGAAGAAGGCATGGGCAGCGAGGATCAAGGACAAAGACTTTCAAGATGGTTGGAAAGAAGCGTTACATAACGCATCGCTGTCACCTTACTTGCAGAATAAGTCATGGTTCCAGGCTGAATACTTTTTGCGGAATGACCTGAACTGGCAGAAGGTAAAGAACTTTGAATTTGATTGGGCTGATAAGCAAGACTACGGGTACAAAGGCAGTGATAAAGCAAAGCAAGCCGGCTCAGAGATAGACGTGGACAGCATGACAGAACAGGAACGTGAAGAGTACGAAGCGTGGAGGCAGGATATTATCAGGCAAAGAGAGGAGCGAAAGAAATGAGCGAAGAAATCACAAAGCAATACATTGCCAGAATGAAAGAAATTTACAGGCAATCTACTGACGAGAACGACAAGTACCATCAGGCGAACGTTGAGCTTTTTGAGTACGTTGCTACAAGGGACTTCATTCATGCGCTGGAAGAGATTGAAAGATTGCATGAAATGATTGAACAATGGAAACAAAAACTGGAAAGTATCACCCAATAATGGACGAACTAAGAGACCTGCTTCCGAACGTGGAGCATCAGGAGTACAAGAAGATACCACGTTCAGAGATCATCCAATGGCCGGAAGAATTGAAGGCATACCTGAAAGGCGGCGCAATTCCCATGACATTCCCGGGAATAAATTACACCAACATTTGCCCGAACTGCTGTGGGTCTGAGGTAATGGCAGTGTACACGGTAACGGGTGGTCCTTACATGCAACCGGGCTTTCAGAAAAGCAAATGGCTGGATATAAACGGGAAAGAGGGATGGTACACAGGAGAAATGCATTACGCATTTTGCCCGGTATGCAGTCAAGGACGCAAGAAAGAATGGTTGATGCGCAATTCAGGATTAGACGAGACCACATCATTAGAGAACTTCAGGACTGATGGGAAAGCGAAGGACAAGAAGGAGGCAAAGGAAAAAATTGGTAAACTATTGGGTATGAACAAGAACCCGGCAGGATTTGTAACACTATGGGGAAGCTATGGTTGTGGAAAGACCATGCTGATGAAGGCATTAGTGAGTGGGTTCATAAACATTGATGTGCCAGCACGTTATATAACGCTATCGGATCTGTTAGCAGAACTGCGGTGGATGTTTGGAGAGACCAGAGGATACCAGAAAGCAGAAGAAGAACTGGAAAGCTACCGCAGGTTCAGGGTGTTGTGCATTGATGAGATTGATAAAGTGAATCTCACCGGATGGACAAAAGAAACTGTGAACAGACTGATGGACACGAGGCACACAGCAAGGGAAACCGCACTCACGGTACTGGCAACCAACTATTCCCCTGACAATATGCCTGCTGAGTTTGGATATTTGAAAAGCCGGATGCACGAAGGAACGATAGTGAACGTTCCCGGACCGGACATGAGAGTTGTGTTAGGAGGTAACAAATGAAAGACTACTTTGATAAATGGCAGGAAGCACGAGGCGTGTTGTATCTTGTTCAAAGCAAGATTGAACAGGGCAAATTCGATGATGTTGAAAAGATTGTGAGCGAATACCTGAAGCCGGAAGAAGTGAATGATACTATGGATAGTACCATTCCAGAGAAGAATGTTTTGAAATGGATTGTATACAACCAGTGTATCTTTGCAAAGTCTGAGGCAATGAGGGCATTGGACAAAGGGTATCGCTCCGCATTGCTGGAATACGTGGGCAACTACGTGGGCGACTTTGATGAGCTAAGGCAGGATTTGGAAGAGGACTTTGGTAAGACGCTGGAAGATTGGCTGAAGGAATTGGAGGCATGAGATGAATTTCAAGTTCGAGAAAATTACTGTTGAGTTGAGCTACGAAGAGGCGAGAGAGATTGCATTTTCTTTACTGCACGATCTCAAAAACACTGTCAATGCTCATTGGAAATACAGGATTAAAGAGGGATGTGTTGAGGGATTCGTGGCTGTTATTTTGAGAGAAGAAAAAGAGAAGCTCGCTATTCTGGATAACTTCTCAAAAATCATCAACTGTGAATTAGTAAAGGATTTTGAATACGATGTCAGAAAAGTTTACGGCGAGATGAAAAAAGAAAGCGAGGCATGAGATGGCGAGGGGATGGACATTAACAGAAGCAGGTGTAATTATTATTGCCGTGTTCGTGGTTGCAATCACATTGATGGCGTTATGTGGCCCGATGGTAGAAGCCCTGATGAAAGTAACCTACACTACTGAAGCAAGTCATGGGATGGAGCGTCATCCAGAAACCTACGCTGAGGCCTTGCGGTGTTTCAACAAACCAGAAGCGCACCTGTACACACTGGCGATAAAGGAATCAAAGAAGATTGATGTGTGTATGCTTGGCAACCTGGTTTACTTTCGGGTATGGAAGAAAGTGGGTGGCAACAAGTACAACACACATTGGAGCGAGATCACCGCATACCACCATGACAAGATTGAATCACTGGCGCAGTTGAACGAGTACGCCAAAGAGGTAGGGTATCAATTGCACAAGGGAATCCTGCAATACATCCCACCTGTACACTGAAGGAGTGAGCAATGGAATACCTGATTACATATTTTCTTTTGGGATTGTTTATCTTCCCGTGGTACGTGGTGCAAACAAAGAGCATCAAAGGCGCAATCTTATCTACCCTGTTTGGCTATCCTCTGTGGCCGTTCATGTTTGCTTACACTCTATGGACTGCATTGCACACATGGGAGCTGCATTGCACATACTGTGGCAAGGTGTTCATATCCAGAAACAGAGACCATGACCTTATCGAACATATCAAGGTTTGTGAGAAGCACCCGATGCGGAAAGAGAATGAGCGGTTGCAGGCAAGGATCGTAGAGCTGGAGCAGATCAAGCAAGAGCACGAAAGTGAGCTTGTCTCCAAGACGGTTGATCTGGAAGAAGCGCAAGAGCTTATCGCGGAGCTGGAAGCCGAACGCCGCTGGATACCGGTGAGTGAGAGGCTGCCGGATTGCGAGGGACAGGAGTATCAAGAGAATGAGTACGCTGCACTAAAAGAAGATTTTTGGTGTGAGTACGTCTTTGATAGCGATGTATATTGCGGAGTGGCTACACATTATTACGAAAAAGAAAAATGGTATTACATATATTTTTATGGTAGGGCGGTTGACCTAGAGGCTGCCCTACCGGAAGGAGAGGAGTGAATGAACCTTGACGAGTTCGTGAAAAGCGTCCGCGCAAGAATCGCTGAGGAAGAAAGCCAAAAAGCCTACGCGGAAAAATTAGGAATAAGTCAGGCGTATCTTACAGATGTATTGAAAAAACGCCGCACACCTGGAGAGAAGTTTCTGAAAGCCGCCGGATACAAAAAGATTGTCAGCTATGAAAGCGAGGAGTGAATGAGTGAGAAATATTACGGCATACCTGGAGATAAAGACGATTGTATCGATACGATGTCAGATACAATCAAGAGGCAAAAAGAGGAAATTTTTCGTCTGAAGGACGCCGCCGCCGAACTTTTCTCGTTTATCGAAGAACACGCCGACAAGCGGTTTCTGCATCACGCAACCGCATTAGCTGAGTTCAGAAAGCGACTCTTAGGATAATGCCTACCATCGCCGAAACAATAACCGCGTACCTGGAAACAGTAGGCAACGCACAGGAAAGCGAGGAACTATGGCTCGACCGATGAGGTACAAGAAGTGTAAAGAGTGTGGGCAGTACGCATTGATGGGCGGTGACTTTTGCAGCCCGAAGTGTAACAATGCCTACAACTGGCGGACAAAGAAAGCCCGGAAAGGCATTGAGAAAAGCATGGGGATATTCATTACCTTTGCGGGGTATGATAAGGACATGCTCGCCAGGTGGTGCAAGAGGCACCACGGAAAGCTACCCGCAGACCGGGTGCTGTTTGATCAGGAAACATTTCTTGAAGAGATGTGCGGACGGCAGATGACACGTGGCGATTTATTATTAGACCTTGAAGAGGATGCAATCTACTGGCCTGATGGTACGCTTATCAAGAGCGCAAAGAATGGGCAGGAAAGAATGTATGTCATCAAGGATAAAAGGATAGACTACTATGAACGTAAAGATTGATGAAATTGGGTTAGATGAAAGCCACACGGTAACACGGGTTGTTAATGTTTATGCCGGAGAAAGAGCATTTTCATGCAATGTAATCTTTGTGGATGGGGAATTTACAGAGACACGACCAGACATATTCGGTATCGTGGAGATGTATGACACTCTTGACAGGATGGCTATTATCGCAGCCTTCTGGGATTACGTTACAATGTGCGAGTTATCGCAATGAGAATCTTTTTGGACTGGCCGGACAAACACCTATCCCCAAACGCAAGGGTACATTGGGCAGCTAAGGCGAAGTACAAAGCGGTTGCCAGATTGGGCGGGTTTGTGTGTGCCAAAGAAGCCATTGAAGAATACGGCGTGCTTGACCCGGGAAAGAATTACAGGATGGACTTGACATTCTGCCCACCGGATAAGCGCAGGCGAGACCTGGATAACATTGAAGCATCCATGAAAGCATCGTTCGATGGGATGTGTGAGGCGTTGGGAATAGATGACGCGCATATCAAAGAAACCATAAAGCGATGGGGTAAAGTATTCAAGCGTGGCGTTGTGATTGTAGAGATTGAGGAGGTAAACCCAGACAAATAACCTGAATGAAACAACCAAAGAGTGTATAATAAAGTAAATCTATGGAGGTATAAAATGCCAGATAAACTTAAGTATTTGTTAGGGTCCAGAAAGTTTTGGGCCGCCGTGATTGGTCTTGCCTTTGTGTTTGTGAAGGCGTTCGTTCCTGATTTTCCAATTGCTGAAGATCAAGTCCTGAATATTGTCCTGCTTCTTGTCGCATACATTACCGGCACTGCGATTGAAGACAGTGGAGCGATGCGAAAATAAAAGAAGGTTGAGATGACGCCACCACTGACCGGGGACAGCACACTGAATGGGGATGCAAAAATTATTTTGGCAGTCCTGAAAGAGAAGCTATCAAATATCGAGATCACATTGACAAAACAAATCGAAGAACTGAAGCACGACATAACAGGATATATAACTGCTATGAGAAAAGACCTTGCATCCTTAGAAGAGAAGGTGGAGTGCGACCACGTTGAACTTAAGACCATGAAGAAAGACGTTGACGCAAACTCCAAACTCAGGGAGTGGGTGTTTTACAGCATGGCTGGCACCGCTGTTCAGTTGTTGGTAACGATAGGTCTTTTGGTGGCGGTCATCACTAAGTTTTTCTAATTGAACGGGAGGTATAAGTGGGTATAACAAGTGACGTTGTATCTTTAATGCGCTATCCCAACGAACCGATGCGCGAAGGGGTCATGCCTTATGGTAAGGGTATGTATATCTATATCCTTGAAAGGTTGGGCAGTCCTGAACAGGTCGTGGATAAGTTGCAAGAGGCTGGCTACCAATGGGCAGCAATCAAACTGCAAAGTGGACGGCTGATTTCAGAGGGCATCAAGTCAGAAGGGATTTACTTACCACTTGCGGAGAAATATGTTAATGCGTTTGAACACTCAGGCATTGACCTGTTTGGGTGGGGATACGTGATGCTCAACAGTGATACTCAGGTGGTGCATGAGATTGCCACTACTGTGGACGCAATCAAACGCTTCGATGTCAAGGGGTGGATCATCAATGCTGAAGCTGAGGCCAAGAACAACCAGAAGCGAGCGAGCCGGTATCTCACAAACCTGCGGACATTCATTGGGGATTACCCCATCGGGTTCACATCATACCGGTGGCCTGAATCACACCCTGAATTTCCGTGGAAAGAGTTCTTTACTGGCTGTGATTACGCACAACCGCAGGTGTATTGGGTTGGAGCGCACAACCCTGAAGCACAATTAAAGAAATGTATTGAGCAGTACGAAAAGTATGGCGACATGCCGATCCAACCCATCGGGTGCGCATACCCTGACCATGAATGGCGGCCAACCATCACAGACCTTGATGTGTTCTACAACGCGGTCAAGAAGTACGGCCTGTTGGCATGGTCATGGTGGGAGATGTACTATGCGATGGTGTTCCAGTGGTGGGACACATTAGCCCTTCACGGGGAGATAGAAGAACCAGAAGAGGAACCAAATATGTGGACAAACAACGCACGAGGCGTGTATATCCGGGCAGAAGATATTGAATTGCCCAACCTATCCAACTATGATTTTGTGTTTGCCGATCCATCAATTCATTTTACTGACGATGTGCAGGCAGCGTACGAAGCGAAGAAGCCTATCCTGTTATTCTTCCAGAACGATCCTGAATTGTACCGGGATATGAACCTGGGATCATGGCCGGAGCCTGACGATGACCCGCAGATCAAGGTCATTGACAGTATGCTGAGGATGCAGAGCGGGGCAATGCGGAAAGTACATGGCATTGTACTGAATTGCAGCAAGGTACGCATGAGCGACGGCGATAACCTGACTGATGTGTGGATTGCGGAGCATGGCAAGCACATGGTTGAGATCATCTGGAAGCGGTATCACCTGCCGGTATGGATGTACATGGACGGGAACCCGCTGAGGGCATGGCCCAACAGCCAGTCTATTATCAACTGGATTGAAGGCATCGGGGTATCAGTGGTCAGTATTGTGCAGGAGAAGGACGGCTACCCTGCGGATGGAACGAAGCCAACCCTTCCGTATCATGGTTCAAAGGGATGGGGCTTCTGGCTGTACTCGGTGGACAATGACTGGAAGTGGCTGTACAACGGGGATGTAAAGACCCTGTATGAGATGCTCGCTTTCGAGGCTGAAGAACAAGAGGAACCGGAAGAGCCTGAAGAACCGGGCGAAGAGCCAACCGAAGAACCATCTGACACGGTTGGGCTGAGCAAGTTTGAAAAGATGGTGATTGCCAGACTGGACAGGATTATTAATCTATTGTAGAAAAAGGAGTTGAAATGGCGTCTATTGAAATGTACGATAAAGAAGTAACAGTAAGAGCAGGACAAATATGGGGAGAGATGGAACACCTTGAAGAGGTGTGCGCCGACTTACAAGAAGTTGTTCTTATTCTTGGCAAGAGACTTGACAGTGTTATGCGAAAAGAAGAACCGGAACCGAGTAATGAGATTTCCAGTTGTGATACTGGTGGGCCGCGCATGGTAGACCTCGCGCAGAATATTAGCGACAAGGCTTCTCGTTTTTCTTCCTGCAAAAAACAGATCATATCAATTCTGGAAAGACTTGAGCTTTGATAAACGGTATTCCCCCACTCCCTGACGAGATTGTGGATCAGCTTATACAGATAGGCAGCGATCAGGACAAGACCCAATGGGAGATGGGGGATTTTCTTGTAGCAGTAACGGATGAGATACTCCCCTTCTATTCTGCATACCTGGGATCAGACCGGAAGGCACATGCATGGTTGGTCAGACATCTTGCGGAGCGGACTGGGCTTGCGGTTGCCACACTCAGGGACCGCGAGTCAGTAGCCAGGTTCTTTCCAGACAGGGAACAGATAGAGATACTTACCTTCCATCAGGCAAGGGCATTGAAGTCTGGCGGGGATGACTGGTTGAAATATCTTGAATGGATATACTCAGAGATGGATGCGCATGGGGGTAGGGTGCCTTCCGTTGAGGCAATCCGGGACAGGATCAAGGGGGATCAGTCCGTCCCGAAGTGGGTGAGGCGGTACGATAGGATAATACAATCGCTGGAGGTTATGTCAGGAGATGGGGAAGCGCCGCAGGTCATCAGAGATACAGCGAACCAATGCTTTATCGAATTGGAATCAGCAAAAAGCCAGGCTGATTAGAGAACGTGGGCCGATGTGTGAGTGTTGCGGGTTCAGGCCAGCAACAGAAGCGCATCATTGTCTGGTGCATAGGATGAGGGGGATTGAGTCCCTTGATGATGAGCGTAATATAGAATTGGTTTGTTCTGTTTGTCACCCGTTATGTAACGCCTTCTCGCATCGTGTCACGTTCTGGCAGATTCAAGTTAAGAGATACGGCAAGGAGTCCATGTTTGAATGGTTAGACTCCCTGCCGCTGAAGGTGAAGCCTAGATTTCTTTAGGTTCCCCTCTGTACCCGACAGATACAATAACCTTATCATCCGCAATATTCATCCATGTTTTCCAGGGAAGATCGGTCATGGTAAGGGCGATGCCAGCCTTAGTTGCCGCACCAGACAGTATTGAGTCGGGTCCATAATCGCACCCAAGATACACGCGTGGGGAATTATGCTCAATCAAATCTTTTCCAAGCGCATCTTCAAAAGATTTGATCTCTTCTTCCGTGTGTTCTGGCGTTCGGTCTTGTAGCAGTGTAGACAGCACCATACCCATAGGGTTTGGATCGCCATTATCTAACAACGCCCTGCCCCTCAATTGGTTGGCCCACCATTGGGCCGCTTTCTTTGCTAATTCCTGTTTCATCTCACACTCCCGTAATCAAACACATACACATAAGATAGACGACCATCCCGCAGAACGCAAGGATAATCACAGCGCCACAGCAACCCCCATCATTCCCTTTCATTGGCGACTCGCTTTCACAACATCTTTCCAGAGCTTGACGTTTTCATACTCGGCACTGGAACGATCAGTAAACTCCCAGTCCGTTTGTCTTAGCGCCTCATAAAGCAGGTCTTCGTGTGTCGGATCATCCGGCAAGTTTCCGCGCCCTTCGAGGGCGTCTATTTGCTCATACAATTCAGCGTCCGCCATGCTATGAACTGCTTCTACTGCTTTTGTATATCCTTCAAAGTGTAGCGCCATTGCTATTCCTCCATTCGTTCAGGATAAAGCCGGCCATTACTTCGACCGGATAATACATCAGGTTAGGATACCGGGCCACAGTGGTTATGCAGTACCGATAGGGTACGGTGTCCTTGACAATCTCACAGGCCACAATCAGGTCATACTCATTGAACACTGACCTGACCAGCTTATCATAATCCACATGGGGATTATTAGCTTTCAATTCCTGATAGATTTGTTCCGCAATCTCAGCCTTTGCGAGCTGCGGATCACAGGCCATGATCACTTTGATTCTTGTTCTGATTAATGGATCACTCATACCCATCCCATCACCTCCCGGACCTCATGCTCTAATTGATGTGCAACGCTTTCTAACCTGGCCTCGTTCACTTCAGGCCACACCTCCATCAGGTGCGCAAGAAGTGTGTCATATAACGTGTTGCGCTTTACAAAATACGCCTTGATCCACTTCATAACGTCAATGTTTCCCATCCAATCAGCCCACATAAAGAGCCTCGCCTTCTAGGAATTTTATTAGCTTCAAGCCCTCCTCCCGCAATGTTTCCGGGACTTTTGTGGCGTCTCCGACAAGCAACGCTGCAATTGTTGCCCTGGTTGTATCCCCATCTGCCGCAGCAATAGCGGAGGAGATAGCTAACGCGTCTAGCTGAGACGCGTTAAGCATGGCAGACGCTGCCACGTGCCTTGCATCAACAACCCCCTCCCTCCGCTCAACCGCTTTTACCAGTAACTTCCCAACATCTGGCAAAGCATACCAGATTCGGCGGCGGATAAGATCGCAGGTAAAAGCCTTCATGGTTTCCGGTTTCCATCCATCAATCCGGCGCAAGAGTCTAACGGTTGAGGCCAGCCGCTTATTCCCGAACCACTTTATGCCCTTCGCCTCTACTTCGTACAGCTCCCCCTCCCCGTCCCCACACCAAGAGATCAGATCGGCATGGAACACCAGGTATCCGAAATAATCATTCCCGACAACCCCCTGTATTTTTGCTGGTGTCCATTCTCCTGGCGTCCATGCGCCGTTGCTTTGATGTGGGAGATAGCGTTCATCCCAATCTATCTCCCAATTGTCCTTGATGATCTTGTAGTATAACATTTCAAGCTCCTTTCTGCCTTCAGCCCACACGATAGCCCCTCTTCAATAGTTTTTCCTGCCGGGAAATCTCTTCGTCAAGGTATTTGATTCTGTCTTGAAGGTTCTGACCACAAGAAAATTTATATCCCATGGTCACCAGTTGTTCTGCGGTGCGAAGCTCGCTTGCCATGCTTTGTATTCCTTGATGCTGATTATTTGCTTGTTCATAAATTGATTTGGTATTCATTTGGTTCTCCTTCTGCCCGGTATAAGGCCCCGGACTGGGCGGTAGTTCAATCAACTAATCTTGTTTGACTTGCGATAAATACAGACGTCCGGCCCCCTCCAACGTCCACAATATAGGCATCTAATGCCCTTTTCCCGCATGCTAACAGGGTTTTACTAAGGACAATGCCAAACAATATCCCATCGGTTACAAACGACCCCTTAGAAATCATTTTTACTCCTCTAGTATGTAGGCAGTCCCTTATACTCTGCCTTGCTTATGATGCGGTATTGTTGCTCCATGTTATGCCAGGGCAGGATCGACCGCTTGCGCCGCCCGTACCGCTGAAGGACCAGACCATCATCATCAACCCCGATGATTTTATGGGCGTCATACTTGCAGGCATAAGCCAGCCCATTCATAAGGCCCATCCCACCCAGCAGGATATAATCGCCGGCGTGTTGTTCAATCTTTTTAATGTCCTGTTGTACTGTCATCCCTTACTCCTTTCAAATAATCGCCTCATTGAGGAGCACGTTATATAACGTGCTCCCGGATCAGGGGATTAATCCATTTCAGATAG